GTCAACAATCTCATCCTGACCAAATACTCCTTGCTCATAGAATCCTGAAATTTTAAGTACCACTCTGCTCATTGCTCTCTTTTCTGCCATAGCAACAGGGAACTTCTTACCACCTCCCATTAAGTTATTGTCAGATGCTTCACCAAAACTCATAGCGTTCTTAACCTCATTACCAACTTTCATTGATGCTGCTGCTCTTAATACGCATATTCCTTTTTCTATATCCATATTGATTACTTCATAGGCAACTGTAATATTGTTTCTTGATACAATCTTATCAATTCCAGTTCTTGTGATAATTACAAACCCTCTCTTGTCTTTGTAAATATCTTCTTCTACTAAACCATTCTCTTTGTAAAGCCTTCTTAAAGCCTCTTTTCTTGTTTCCACTATTGGCTCAGGTTGTTTCTTCAGTTTTTCTTGCATTGTTTTTTTTGTCATTTTATTATTTAATTGATTAATACTCGGTTGTTGTGCAATATCATGCATTGCGTTAATTGTTTCTTCTCTTTCTTTCATAAATTCTTCTTTCATTCTTCCCATTTTTTCGTTTTTTTCGTTAATAGTTTCAAATTTATCTTCTGTCTTGTTGTAACAGTATTGTTCATCATCTCCCCTGTAGTATCTATCTCCAAAGTTTAAATCAGTCCTACTGTTCTCATCTTCCATAATGCCATCTTCAAAAATTCTGTCTGCTATGCTCATAATTGTTTATTGTTTTAGTTATTAATTGAGGCAAAGATATAAAATTGGAATTACCTACCAAAAGATTTTTAACAATTTTTAGATAAATGTTTACCTACTAGGTTAAAATTATTATATTGAGAAGAATAAAACTATTATAATTAATAGAATATAGAACAAAGATAGTTTAGTTGAATCTTTTATTTTCATTATAAAACATTAAAAGTAATGCACTAAACGAGCCACTTGTCCACTTGTTTTTTCATGCAAAAATCCTTCAACTGCTTTAGGAACTCCAACATATCCTTTTCTTGAGTGCCAACTATCAGTTCCTGATGGACTACGCATATACTCTACAGTAACTCCTATAAAGTCTTTAGCATCTAGCCACTTATGTTTAACTTTGTGATGTAAATGATGTAGATACCAATATCTATATTTAGTTTCACTCCACATTACTGGTTTCTCCTGAGCCATCATTAAAGGTAAGTTTGCCATCTTAGCACCATCTCCATGCTCTAATCCAATTAAGTTCTTACCATACTTATAATACTTTCTATGTGCTACACTAATATCAAAAGTAATATCTCTGTCGTTTCTAAACCAACTCTTTAATGCGTGTGCCAAATGAAATCCACTTTGGTAATCATGATTAGACATTGAATGAACAACATCTACAGGTGCTACCTCTCTTAATATTTCTATACACTTAACATATAGTGCTAATGCAACCTCAAAATGTTCCCACCACTTACCATCTACATCTTGACCTGTACCTGCTGTAGTTTGATTATATACATTATCTATATGTAAAACATCATTACCTATGCAAAATAATATCCTTTCTACCTCAAAGCCATCTGCCTTATATATAAGTCCTTCTAAGCCCTCTAAAACACGCATACAGGCAGTTTCAACATCATACCCATCACCAGTTTCAACTCCATTAGCATATTTACCTATATGTATGTCTGCAGGATTTATTACTAATAGATGATTAGCATCTTTGTTATCTCTTTTTACTGAAGGGTAATAAGGTGAATGATTTTCAATGAAGCCACTAATCTTATCTAGCATATCATTTTCATTAGCATTTATATCCTCTTTGGTTACAATACTAAATCTGTATTCACCACTTGCAGATTGCCAATGCTTGACACTTACAACATCATCTTTCTTTATACCCCTATCTGCAAGATGTATGTCTAATGCTGTATTTCCATTAATGTTTGTTGTGCTTTCTGCCCTGTTCTCATAAACCATCTCAACTTCTTCTTTAGATAATCTAAGTCTTTTGCCATATTTCTTCATAGTTTTATGTATTGGTTATGATGCAATTATACAAAAAAAAATGCTTATATAATACAAAAGTGAGATGTTTTTAAACATCCCACTCTTGAAAACTATAAACAATGAAAACAAAGATAGGCACAACCCTACCTGTGTTATGCAAAGATAATTATTTTTTACAATTATCAGTACAATTACATTTATTTTTTTCAAATACAGAAAAACATAATGGCAAAACACCTAACCCTGTAAGTATTAAAGCGTTAGTATCAATACCATTTTTCTCAATGTATAAACTAGCAGCAAGTACTATCACTCCACTAATGGTTCTTTTGCTACTCCATTTACCTTTAGTGTCTGTAAAAAGTTCTTTTACTGCTTTTAATAATTCTGCTATTGGCTTTACACCACCCTTTAGTAGTGCTTGACCTATCCATTTCTGTATCATCATTTCTTCTTGTTGTACTTAGGAACAATAGCATCAATCATTGTATCTAACCATCCAAAGATTTTGTTGTCTTTTTCTGTTGGAGTTAAATTAGTAACAACTTTCGCAAAAGCCATTATTCCAACCAATAATTCTAGCCAATTTTCTGTAATAAAATTCATAATATATATTTAATTAGTTAATATTCTGTTTAGTAACCCCAAATACAAGGGTTTGTTTTTTCCTCATCACAATCAGTATGTATAAATTTGTTTTTAAAATCTATACCAAATCTTTCAAATCCTGCACCTCCTAATCCTCCCATTATTAGTGCTAAGTTTTTACCATCAGTAAAATGTATATCAGCAGCAATACCTTTTATATGAGATGAGGTTGGATTTTTCTTAGATAGTGGATGGTTTTCACATCTAAAACCACTATTTATTCTGAATGGAACTCCTGCAATTCTTCTTGCCTTATCCATCATTTCTAAGAAATCACTATCAGTGTAGTTTGTATTACAACCACACTTACAATTAAACTCACTTCTTTTAAAGTATTTTAATTCCATTTTATTTTTTTTCTTTAATAGATTTAATAATATCTTCAAAAAAACTTTCAAAATCTTCTTTGATTTTATTTTCAGAGTCAATTTGTTTTAACTTTTTTATAGCCCAATTTACACCTGCATCTCCTCCCCAAGCATCCCACATAATACCTCCACACCCTTCATCATAAGGAACATCTTTATGTTGTTGGTGTCTTTTAAAGGAAGCCATACGAGCAATAGTATCTCTACTCAAACTATCTCTGTTGGCTAACTGTCTTGCTCTAGTCCACCCAACTTGAGTTCCACAATCACTACCATTTTCTTCCTTGTACTTTATAGCCCTCTTAGCATTGTTAGTTGCTGCTTGTGGATAATCATTATAAGTTTTAGCCATACTACGCTGTTACTACAACAAACTCAATGTCAATCGCTGCTGTATTTGCATTAGCACCGATTTGAGTTATATCTGTAAGAGTTCCTATAGCAGTACCTGATGCTACTGCATCAATCTCGTTATCCATTAATAAGAAACTTTCACCTGCTTTTACTTTAACAAAGAAAGAGTCTGCAGTACCTGTAACTCTTAATTCTAAATAATTAGTATCATCTAAATTAGTAACTCTAAAATATTTATAGTTAGTAATATCTGCTTGACCTGCATCATCTACTGCACCGAAATTAATTATATCTGTCCACACATCTCCTCTTACCCCTGCTGCAATTCTCATTACTCTCTGGTAAACCTCTCCATTACTTGTAAAGGTTTTATTCATTGTATTACCATAACTAACACCATTAAGAGTATATTGCTCTGTTATTGTTACTGTTAAATCCTCTGCTATTACTGTTGTTGCCATATTATATTGTTTTTTTTTTATTTATTTTTATATTGCTGATAGATAATTATTAACATTAGTTGTAAGTGCTGTGCTTTCTGTGTCATATATTTGTATTTCGCTAATAGTTCCATCATACGGATTAAGGTCTTCCCTTCTTACTCCTATTGTATCAATATTAGCCGTTCCTGATAGTGTAGGAGTCGCTGTAGTTTGCTGAACTCCCTTCCACCAAAGTGTTATTACATTACTAGAATTTCTTGTTACAATCATATAACCATTACCCCAAGACCCACTATCTAATTCTACATTTGCTGTTAAATTATCAATCTTAATTCTTAAAACAGTAGAAGAAAATAATTTAAAAAATTCGCCTGTTGCTGTATTATCACCAATAATAATTCCTCCTATTGCTGCTATGTTTAATCTTATTCCTATAGTAAAAGCACCACTTAAAGTAATATCACTATCCGCACCTAAATTGTGAGTTTGAACAGGTGTAAACTCTATATCTCCTGAATTGTAAGCAGGTTGTTCTGCTACTGTCGGTTGTCGCATATCAAAACTATTAGAAGAACTATCAGCCCAAATTGCAACATCAGTACCATTCAAAGTTATTCCTGTTTGATTTTTGTACCACGCTTCTAAACCTGTTTCATCAGAAGGTTGCCAACCACCTAATGGTCTGATAGTATTTAAACTTAAAGATTGTTTTAAACTTAACATATTATTTATATATCTCTATATCCTATTCCAATTCCACTCGTTAGTGTAATGGATGTAATATTCATGAACAATGTCGTTCCTGCACTAAGTGTCGTTTGAAGTGCAGTTTCACCTGTAACTCCATCTGCTGCAATACTTGCAACAACAGATTCAACTGGGAAATGCACACAAAACCAGTCTTTACCTGTTTGTGCTGCAGTAGTGAAAACCTCAGTACCACCACCTTTACCTAATTGCATCATTAGAAGCGTATTGTCTGTATCAAATTCTGTACTCATTTTATTTTATTTTTAAATTGTTATTATTTTATTTTTATTCTGTAAAAAGTTTTATCAATGCACCTAAAGTTATAGCGTAAATCATCCACATTGCTTTCACTAAAACCTTTCTCATTGCTGTGTTTCTATTAACTCTAGCAGCAACTCCTTTATCTGGATTTAGTAATCTTTCTGTAATCATATCTAATTTATTATCTAAATTATCCATCTTTTCATTTATTGAACTTATGTCTTTCTTCATAGATACTATCTCCTCTTTTGTTGTCATTAGAATGTTGTTGTTTGTACTGCTATATTCATATATATTGTTGAGCCACCACTTACCTCCTTAATCATTGGAAAGATAATATCTCCTGATGCTACTGCTGCTGTAGTTATAGTTGTTTCGTTTATTCTAACACCCTTATTATTGTTACTAAGACCATCTACTGAAATTTCATCAATCACAATAGGAGTTACTGATGTTGTAACATCCTCTACAGGTGTAATTTTACATATAGCAATCGTAACTGCATTAGAGCCATTACTTGTAAGCCAACCACTTATAGATGTAACACTAGCAGTTTCAGGTATAACACAAGCCTGACCTATTCTAAAGAAATTTGAAGGACTTATATTTCCTGAAGATACTGTTGATGTTCCATAATCAACAGCCATTTCAAAAGGAGATTTAGTGTCTGCTATATCCTCTCCATAGAAGTAATTTGTAGCACCTGTAACAAAACCCTGCATCTTATAATTAGTAACACCCATATAAGATTTCCCTTTCCACTCTAAGTTACCATCAGTTCCTGTTGCTGATGTTCCTCCACTTTTACTTAAAACAGTATCATTAATAGCAGTTTCAAATCCTTTTGGATTATGTCTATTTATACTACTTAAATTTTTATGTTCGTTTGCAGCCATTTATATATTTATTTTAACAATCATCACAAGGACAGTTATTCTTCCAACTATCATAATTTCTAGTAGGTCTTGAATATATACTATCATACATTATTATACCATGATTCTTATAGACATCATCATTACAAGGTTTATTAGATTCATAAGTTGGATAATCACCATTTTGGTCGCTATCATTCATATAATCTAGCATATCTTTTAAGTATATCTCAGCCTTTCTGTAAGTGTCCTGCTTATAAGCGTTTAACTCAGAAGGGTCTATAATAGTAGCAAACTCATCAAGATTATGTACGATACCTGCACTACTACTATTACTCTGAACTTCATTTATTACCTCAAACCTAACAAACCAACACAAAGTTCTTGTTAAGAAATCATCCATTAAAGTTTGATTAGCAGTAGTTAAAGTACCATTATTATGTTGAGTTTTTAATTCCTCATAAAACTTTTTACCGATTGCCTCTTTTAAATGTGCTAACTCAGCAAGAAGTAATGTGCTGCTAGAAATTAAAGCAGTATCAGTATTAGCGTTAGTAAAACTATTACTTATAACTTCTGATGCTGTTACTAAAGGTATATATTGGTTTACATTTGCCATAGTTATTCTTTTTCAATTTCAGTTACTTGCATATCTCCTACTTCATCATCACCTTTACCATCACCATCATCATCTCTTGTTACGATAATTTGTTCTCTATCAGTTAAGAACATATTACCTTCCTCTAGCATTGGTAAATCCTCATCTAACATTCTTCTTTGTTCGTTAATAGTAAGAACTTGTTTAGGGTCAATCTGAGTTGCAAAACTAATTGGTGGCTCATAATGAATCACTAATTCTTCAGGTAAGAAACCTAACTCTTTATATAAAACCCCTCTAATACCATTTAACAATAAATCAGAAGTATCTTTAATTACAGTAGTCATTGCTAAATCATAAGCAATTCTAATCTCACTACCTGTATTATTCATTTTACCTGAACTAACTAAACCACTTAATGATGGTTGCCATCTATGAGCAGTTACAATGTTCTGGTCAGTTATTCTTTGTAAGTCTATCCAACTACCCTCTTGGTCATCTTTGATAATTTGAACATTAGCACTTGAAGTATCTCCATTTTTAACAATGAACATAATCTTACCATTGTTTCCATCTCCAACAAACTTCTTTTGTGCCTCTCTTACTAATTTCTTTGCTTCTTCCTCACCCATATCTCCATTAATCTCAACGATTGCTGAAGGTTGAAATCCATTCTTGAATTTAGTGTGATTCCATTTACCAATTTCATAATCAACTGCAATATGCTCTAATGCAGCAATATAATCAGGTAAACCATAGAATTGGAATGTAGGCTCGTAATCTTTAAATTGAATAACAAATCTATTTTCACTCACTTTAGGATAAATAGGAATGATAGATAATTTATCTTTCATACTATTGTACTTAGCCCAATCAGGATGTACATATACTTCTTTCTTGTTTTTAGACATTCTAACAGTAGTTGCATCTATGTGATATAGATTTAGTCCACCATCATATAATACACCCTCTAAATAGGCATTTCCAAATGAATAGTAATCATCTGCTAATTTCTTAAAAACCTCTCTTAACGATTCTCCATCAGCATTTACATCTTTAATGTATTCTTTAACATCTTCATTATTCGTAACAAACTTAGCACCACTTGTAAAGATAGTCTTTTGTGCTAATACACTTCTATGAGTAGAAGATTTACGCTTTAATTCTGCTAAATACTGAGGGAATAGATTGTTAGTACCAAAAGGGATAAACTTAGTTCTTACTTTTGCTAAATCTAAAGGTTCTTCAATATGTTCAGGAATTGCTAAATTAAAAACTCCAAATTCAAAAGTATTACTCTTTTGAGTCTGAAGATTCTTTACCTGACTTTTTCTTTTTGGTTGCTTTCTTTGGCTCATCTTTTGTTTTTGTAGTTGATAATTTTTCTACTAATGTAGTCATCCCTAAATCTTCATAAGCATACGCTAACTCCTCTTGAGTTGCTGTAGCCCATTTAATTTTAAAACCATTCTTGTAACAAGTACCTGATGATGATTTTGCTTTATATTCTGCCATAATTGTATATATTTTTAAGTGTGATAAATCTACAACTTTTTTTGCATTACAATCACACATATTATAAAAAAGATATTAATAGGGAAATGTTGTTAAACTTTTTACGAACAAAGTCCAACCTATTTCTATATCTTTAATTATTATGCTCCTGCTGTTGCAGTTAATGCTGAAGTATCAACAGTTACAGTACCAGCATACTCTCTTGGTAACTCAAACTGTCTTGCCATTAAGTTAATAGTAATACCATTCTCATCTGAATAAGCAGCACCTGTACCACCCTCAAATCCACTTAAACTCAAGAAAGTCTGACTTTTTGCCTGAACATCCTCGTTAGCATACTTTGCACTAGCACCTAAAACCCACCAATTTCCATTTGTATCTAAAACCATCCCCATCATACAAGCATTTTCAAAGTTTTTTAATTCTTCAAATTTTGTTGCATCAATATTAGGAAGCATAAAAGATAAACCACACTCAAAAGAAGTTGAACCATTCTCTTTTGTTGCAGTAATAGTCATTGCAGGTACTTCATTTTTAAATTCATAAACAAACCAAGCAGAATCACCACCTGATTGAATATTTGTAATAGTGTGTGCTGTACCTGCTCCATAAGTAACTACATCTGCAGTAGCCCATTCTCTAAGTATAATTTGAGAAATACCACCTGTTGCTTGTAAGTCAGCACATACCACTCCTAAACCTGTATCTATTGCCATTTTTTTATTATTTTATTAGTTATTTAAAAGTAATTAAGAGAGGAGGACTAACCTCCCCTCTATTATTACATTATTGTTTAGTAAAAGATTCCCCATTGAACAAGTGAAGGGTACAAGAATTGTACTCCTAACTTGAAGTAACCTCTGAAGAACATTTTTTCTTCTAAGTCATCATAAAATACTTTGAATGAACCTTCTGGGTCAGTTACATCAGAACCAATGATTAAGTTCTCAACTGCACAGTAACAAGCACCTTCTGTTCCATTAACACCTCCTCTTAAGAATAGTGCTGGGTCAGTATCTGCTAAGATAGTATCCCACTCATACATTGCTACTAATTCAACACCTCTAAATTTAACAGTTAATACACCATCTTGTTGGTTAGTAATTGCTAAATCTGCAGAAGTACCTTCTAAGTTTGATAAGTAAGAATTGTAAGTCTTAGGAGATACAAATATTTTCTTATCTTTTGCAGGAACTTGTTGTAATGCTGCTGGAGCATTGTCATACATCTCTCTTAATAAAGAAAGTGATTCACCTGCTGTAGGTGTTGTAGGTGCTACTGCACTTTTTTCAGTTCTTGCTGCTAATACAGTTGCATCTGCACCCATTAATTTCATCCACCCATCAAGAGCAGTATAATTTGCAGTTGCGCCATCACCACCCCATGCTAATCTTACTACATCAGAAGCGATACCTGTTACTGCTCTGTTTACGATTGCATCAGATAATTGAGTTCCCTCAACATTCATTACATCTGCACCATTTCGGTACATTTCTTCAATATAAGTTCCAAAGAACTCATCAGTACATTGCTCTAAAGCAACTCTACATCTACCTGCAGTAATTACTTTATCATCAATATTAAATTGAGTTGAACCACTTGTTGCAGAACAAGTTGTATAAGGTTGTACTATTTTAGTTAGAGCAGCAGAAGTGTAAACATTCATTTTATGTTTAACATTAGGAATAACTCTATAGTTACGCATAATATCATCACTTCTAAATACTGGCTCGTAAAATATTTCGTTTAGTTGTGCACCACCATAAGTTGCTGCAATACTATTATTTGCTACATTTGCCATTTTTATTTATTTTTTTAATTATTAAATTTGTTTCTAATTCTAGAAGCCATTGCATTGTAAAAACCTGCATTAGCATCTTCTGTCTTGTTTTCAACTACTGCAGGGTCGCTTTCAGTTTCAATTTCTGTACCTTTAGCATCTGCTTTGTTGATTTTAGCGTTTAACGCTTCAACTTCTACTGTTAAAGTTTCGTTAGTTCCTTTTGAGGCAACTAATTCTTCCTCTAACAAAGAAATTTTGTTTGATAATTCAATGTTACCAGTTTCAAACTCAGAAATCTTATTCATGATTTCATCATTATCCCCTAGATTAACAGTTATCATAGTTTGCTCAGCAACATCTTCAGAAACCTTTACATCACCTTTTACAGTAGCAACGATTTCTTCAACTTTATTACTAAACCATTCTTTTAACTCGTTAGTCATTTTTTTGTTATTTATATTAATACTTAATTTATTCTGTATTTCTTCTTGTGTGATGTTCTTAAATTTAGAAACATCATACTTTGCAGCCACTTTAATAGAATCAGAGATAGTATCAATAAAACCTAACTCAAATGCCTCATTAGCATTTAGCCAAGTCTCTTCATCCATCATCTGAGCAAGAGCATCATAAGATAATCCTGTCTTTTTTCTATAAATGTCTGTAAGTTCACTTGTGATTTTATCAAGAGTATCTGCAGTTTTTCTCATATCTTTTGACTCACCCATTGTTCCACCCCAAGCGTTATGTATCATAAATAAAGAGTTTTCTGCCATTACAACCTCATCAGCACCAAGAGCAATAATAGTAGCAATACTTGCTGCTATACCCTCAATATAAACTGTAGTCTTAGCCTCTCTCCTTTTGATTACATTATACATTGCCATACCATCAAATACATCTCCACCTAAACTGTTAATGCGTAAATTGATAGGCATATCTTTTAATCCTTTAATGTCAGTAATGAACTCTTGTGCAGTTACACCATAAGTTCCTATTTCATCAAAGATATAAATGTCAGCAGTTTTATCTGCCTTGTTCTTAATGTTATACCATTTCTCGTTCATAAGTGCAAAAATAGAGTTTAAAGAAATTAATTTTACCTAATTTTCTTACAAAACTTTTAGTATGTTATATTATTAGATGGAATTGCTTTCTTTCTTTCCTTGTAAACTATGTTCTGTGCTTGACTTTCACTTATCTTATATTTAATAGATAAGTCCATCCAAGTGTAGGTTCTACTGCCTTTGTTTCCTACTAACATTCTATCAAAGTCAGCAATAATCATATAGTTTCTTACTCTTTTTGGCTCTATTATACCTTTCTCAACAAGATGTCTTATCATATCCTTGCAGGTTGGTGATTGACCAAATCGCTTTTCTAATTCAACTCCACAAATATCAATGAAGTCTTTAACTACATCTACCTTATTTTGTCTTTGTTTTTTTTGAGGCATTTTTCTTTTTAGGTGTTTGTTCAGTTTCAATCCACTCATCTACAATAGTTTCCCAAAACTTACAAACTGCTGCTCTACAAGAAGTACATTTAATGTCTTGCTTATGTTGAGGTAGTAATAAGTGCCATTCTGCAAACATTAAGTTTAACGATTCAGAGTGATAGGTAGTGAAATTTTTCTTGTAATTCCTGTTAGTGATAACAGCATCTGTCATCATCTTTCTTTTTTTCTTACTGTAATTTTCAGCGATTTCTTTAAAATTCATTTGTAAAGTTTTACCATTTATTTTTAGGACATTTACCAAAAAACTCTTTTGTTAATGATGTCTTTGCATCTAGGAAACACTTACATTCAGCACATCTAGCACCTCTTGTTATCTTTGGTTTCTTTAGTAACATAAAGTTTCGGTAAAAACTACAACTTTTACATATATCTAATCTCTCTAACTTAGTCTTTTTATCAACAAACATTTGTTTATTTTTTTTGATTATTAAATTGTTGCCTCAGATTGTATTACACTTACTGAGTTTTGACTATCAGTAATATCTGCTTCAACTACTACTACTTTACCAGAACTTCCCATAGCACCTACCATTTGATTCTGACCTATCGCATTAAATTGTTGTTGGCTAAATGAAGGTTGGTTAAGTAGTCCACCATCTGCAAACTTAACACCACCCCCTGCAGCGTTCATTGCTGATAATTGTTTACTAAACATTGCTGTACTTCTTTTATTTATAACAGCCTCACCACCTTCTAATTCAACAACTCTACCACCTACTGCAAACTTCTCACCACCTTGTGCGTGTGATTTACCATGTACCATACCACCATTAGCAAACTCCTCAATCATACCACCTCTTGCTTTTTTACTTATTCCTGCAACAGTTTGTGCTAAAATTCCTGCTATTGACAATGATGAAGTTATATTATTTGCAGATACTAATGCTGCAGCAGTTGCAATAGAAGAACCAAATGTTGGTATAGATAGAGCAAGACCTTCTGCAGTAATTTGAGCATTTGTTCTAAGGTTTGTAACTATAACATCTTTTACTGCCATTGCTTGTTGAATTAAGAAGATAGCCTTCGCTAAATCACTCCCTTCCTCTACAAATCCTGCTGCAATATTTAAATAACCTCTTACTGCTGCTGCTTTGGCTTCTTGAAGCCCAACAAAAGCATCTCTCTCATCCCTCATGTTTTGAAGTTTAATACCCTGTATTCTTTGCTCTTCAGTAAGTTCTAATTGTGCGTATTGTTGTCTAAGTGCTACTTTTTCTTCTTCAGATGTTAAAGTGTTTTGTAATTTTGCATTTATAAAATCTAACTGTACTTGTAATTTATCTTCATTGTAAAAAGTTTCTAATCCTTTTAAATATACCTCTCTTTCTTCTAAAGATTTACCCTCTGCAAGAGTTAATGATTCTGCATATTCTAATTGGAGGTTTAGCAATGCTTGGTTTCTATCCTTCATTTCATTAATAACTACTGAACCACCACCACCACCAATATCCCCACCACCAGTCGGAGGTTTGGGGGTAGTTATTTCATCAGGCAATCCAAATTCATCTTTTAATTTTTTATATTCTTCTCCTAAATCTCCTGTGGATTTTGTTAAATCATCATATTTTTTAGTAGCAATTTCAGCCCTCTTAGCAGACGTATTTAAAGTTAATAATAATGGGTCAGCATCATCAGTATAATCACTTTGAGCAACTATTAAGGCTGTTACTGCCTTTCTTTGTTCTTCTAAAGTCATTGATGTTAAATCTAAACCTAAATTATAATCTTCATTAAGTTTTATTGCAGCCTGTGTTGCAGTTGATGATTCTTCTCTTGATTTATTAAAAGCATCTGCTGCTTCTTCTGCAACAGCCTCCATTTCAGCCTCTTGTTTCCTTAATACTATTCTTTGTATATACTGTTCGTTTGCTAAACTTAAAGCAGTTTTTAAATCCTCATTTTTTGTTTTTTCGCTATCTAAATTTTTAAAATACTCTGGATATTTTTTTTGTAATTCTATTATTGCTAATCTTCTTTCATCTGTCCCTTCTGCTAAATTCATTGTTTGAATTGCTAAAGCGTTCATTGCAATTCTATCCCTATTTAAAGTTTCCTCTATAGGTTCTTCTATGAATTTAGTAAAGTTATTGAATAATTTAGATGTTCCATCAATAAAATTTTGAAATCCTTTACCGAATACAGATTCTGCAACTACAATTTGCAATCCTTGCCAAGCAGAAGTAAGTCTTTTAAACGAACCCTCTAAATTATCGCCAACAATACGAGCCATTTCCTCTGAAGCACCATTACTTTGCTCTAGTTCAAAAGTTAAATCAGATACACTTTGACTACCATTAATCATGGTTTGAAAAGCAGCAACTTGTCTTAAATCAACCAACTTCATCATTTCAGCATTTGACAATCCTTCGGCATTTAATTGGTCTAATGCTCTTTGTAAGTCATCAGAACTTGTTACAGTAAATCCTAAATGTTTAGACAAATCTGATGCTGGGTCTTGCATTTTTAAGAATATGTTTCTTAAAGATGTACCTGCAATAGATGCCTCAATACCTGCATCCGTAAGTGTACCCATAACTGCTGTAGTTGCTTCTAATGATATATTAGCACCTGCAGCAATAGGTGCAACCTTAGTCATAGAAGTTTGAAACTTTTCTATATCTAATGCCGAACTTGTAAACGCTACACCCATGACATCTGCAACTCTTTGTGTTTCTGAAGCATCTAATCCAAAACCTCTAACTGCTGCACCTGCTACAATCGCTGCTCTAGCCAAATCACTATCTGTTGCTGTTGCTAAATCTAAAGTTGCTTTTTGTGCTTTTAATATTTCTTTTGTAGAAAATCCTAACTTACCAAAATTAGTTTGTAATTCTGCAACTTGTTGTGCCGTAAAGAATGTGGAACGACCTAAATCTTGTGCTGTTTGACTTAATTTAATAAAGTCTTTATTAGAAGCACCTGTAATTGCCTTAACTTTAGCCATTTGAAATTCATAATCTCTAAATGTTCTTATTGCACTACCTATAACCTTATTAATAGTTGCAAAAGCAGCAGCAGCAGCAGCAACACCTACAGCCATCTTACCAAAACTCTTAGTACCTTTATCTGCTGACTTACCTACCTTATCTAATCCTTTCTGACCTTTTACTACTACCTGAACTACTATTTTCTCTGTATTTGTTGCCATATTATTATATATTAACGAACTTTTGCTTTTGTATTATTTTTAATTTTCTCTCTAATCATACTTGCTACATCTTTACCTATAGATGGTGCTAATCTACCTGCTACTTTACTCTTAAACTTATTTGCTACATATCCTGCAAAGTTTGTTCTTCTTAAACTATTCCCCTCTGTCCAATATACATAAGGTTTACCATAGCCTTGTCTTAACATCTTAGCGTATATTCTTGTTATTGCTGCAGGAGTTGATTCTATACCTTTCTTTGCTCTAACCCAAGATGCTATTGCATTATAATTAGGAGTTTTAGCAAACTTAGGGTTATTAACTGCCTTCCAATAACTAACAGATGACATTACATTTAAAGTAGTACCTTTAACTTCATACCTCAACCCTTTACTCAATCTACCTGTAGCATTATGCTTTTGTGCAATAAGTTCTTTCTGCAAACCTACCTTTAGCATTTGACCAACACCCTTTAACTTCTTTAATGTCTTTTTAAATTTAATCATCAGAAAGTATATTACCTGAGTTTCTTCTTAATACCTTATGGTCATTACCAAACTTATCAGTAGCATAAACAGGCACTAAGTATTCTTGCTTTTCTTTTATTGATATACTTGTTATTGCTACATTAACTGAAGATGTTTCATTTGTTGTGAAATATATCTGAATAATATCATTAGCAGTTTGAGCAGTAAATGTTGAGGTGATAATATTGGTAGAAGTATTGCTAACAGGATAATCTATTCTATTGGTACTTATTTGTGTATAAGCACCAGTATTAGGTCTATATGTATCTACATAAATACTACCTGAACTTGCACTAATAGCAGTTTTAATTTCTACTTGATATTCATTACCTGAAATTAAAGATAGTTTCTGATATATACCACTATATGATTGCAATCCACCTGTTTTCTGTCCAGAAAATATAAAAAAACCAGCAGCACTTGTAGGTGCTGATACTGATGTGTATGGTGCGCCACTTGTGTGATACCTATACCACCTTCCAATGTCATTTGCAGGACTATTTATTAAAGCATCAGTATGTGGGTCTGCTGCTGTTGTAGCGTAATCTGTGTCTGAAGCAAGTTGAGTTATGTAAGCAGAAGCATCACCAAAATTCAAATACTCCCCATTATGAGTTGTTATACTAGAAAACACATCTAATCCACTTTGCTGTGCTATTCCTCTACTTGATATTTCTTTTCTGTCTGTCATATTTTATAAACCTATATTTTGATTGTCAGTTTCAGCAGAGCCTGTATTACCAAGACCTCCTGTGTTCTCGTTACCACCAAAAGATGGTGCTACTGCTGCAAATGTACCCAACTGTAACCATTCAATTAACTCTACTTTTGTGGGTTGGTTTTTATTTGGTTGATAGTCAACTACTTTATTTATTCTCCAATAAACACCATCTATATATACTAATTTTCTAAAATCCAAATTAATAATGTCTGTTGTTTTTAAGTCAATATAAACAGTTCTTAATCTTGGTTTTGCCTTAAACATCTCAAACATATTCTTATAATATGTTTCAAATAAACCCTTACCTGCTGCATAAGATGTATATACTCCTGTTGCATCATCATAATCTCTTACATTAACATTACCATAAGATAGTATTGGACTTGAACTATCATCTGTATTGATTGATGTTGCTTGAGGGTATTTGTTTGATGTTACAGAAGTGTTGGCTGCATCTGCCAATATAAACCCAAATGTATTAGCCCAAGTTTGAACCTTTGCTAGTTTAATATCAAAACCTACTGCTACAGAAGGTGGTGAGTATTTATTCCAATATAATAATCTTGGTAAAAATTCATAGCCTTTATCTGGTCTATAAGTATCATTTGCACCTGGCGTTCCTTCCCATAAACAAGCAGAAAATGCTGTGTCTATTTGTCCACCTGTAGTATCTTGGTCTTTAGTATTATGTGTTCCTGCAAAGAATGGGTTTTCATATTTACTTTCACCCTTCTCAAAAGTTGCAGGTAGTGTTTCTTGATATGGATATTCATCTTTTATTCCATTAAACAACACCTCACCTCTCTGTTCAACTTTCTTGTCTTTGCTATCTGGTTTATATTTAAAAACAACATCTCTTTTTAAGTCGCTTTGAATCCACTTATCCTGTATTTGTTTACTTCTATCTAATTTATAAGTCCAATCTATTGCATCAGCATAATCCTTATAAAAAGTATTAAATGGTTCTATATTTACAGTCTTAGTAGTTTCATCAGTAGTCATTTTAAGATTAAATGCGTGTGCAATACCTTTAACAAAATCAATCTGTTTGTAATCTTTATTAATTACTTTATCTAAATCATAAGTTTGACCATAATCAACTACTTGAGAGTTAAGAGTAATATCAAGATTACTAGAACTTGAAGAACGAATAAAAGTACTAATATTAAAGATTTGAGAGTTTACGCCTGAGTCAGAAATCATGGTTTCAAATTTAAAACCTGCTGTAAATCTTATTTTATCCCCCTTATTAAACCAAAAATTATTATCAACACTAGGCATTAATTCATAATTAGTAATAACACTATTATCTTCATTGGTTTTGCTAGAATTAGGGAATAGAACTTTAAATGGCGTTTGTTCTATCTCAGTCCTTTCTATTGTTTTCCATCCTGTTGTAATAGACTGACCAACAGTTAATACATCAATATTTATACATAATTTGACTTTTGAAGCACCCCTTTGGCTAGAGCCTCCTTTTATCATATTAGATAATCTTGATTCTATCCCATTTAATTTTATATCATAATAACCATACTCTCCTATTGTTATGTAATCGTTACTCATATCTACATAACTTGTTCCTAAAGTTACATTTAAGTTTAAAGTGCTTAATGGAATAAGTTTCGTTCCTGTTGAACCTTGAACAGTTGGTTCGCCAATATAATTATCATCACCTTCATTAAAAGTAACACCACCAAAATATGTGTCAAATATACCACTATCAGTAACTGTTGATATTACTCCACCTTCTCTATAATCAGTTGCACTTAAACTTTCTCCATTTTTAAAGTTACTTTCTACAGAATACTCATCATATTGTTCTTCAGCATTATTATATTTAAAATTAGGTAATAACCATACCAACTTCTTAAACATATCTGTTTCCATAAAAGTTGAATTTATACTATAACCAACTTGACTAAATATCTTTTCTAATGTATCTTTAACAAAAACTGCAGGTCGCCAATCTGCAGATGGTAGAGGTGTTCCATAACTATTGCCTGAATTATCAAACCCATAATAACCAATTTTAGTTGCAGTAGTTGGCAAAGCATCTGCAAAAGTATCTAAAAGTTGTATTGTTTTCGGCTCTCCATCAGGATTGTAATCTCCATAAGACACTATTGGATATACTATTGGAGATGTAGATGAATCACAATTTTCATCTTGCCAAGTAGTCATAATTTTAGTTTTATTATACTCTAAGTTCTGACCATTAACACCCCAATTTAACTCATTCATATATTTATTAGATATATCATCAGCCCAACTTAGATTACTCCCAAAAAATACACAATCATAATAAGATGGTGTTTCTCCATAACCACCAACTCCTGTAACTTTAATTAATCCTTTTATAGAAAAAAGATTATTAACAAGTATTCTACATTTTTTATTCTCAGTAAGATTTACATCAGTATCTATATTTGGAGTATAAGTGTTTTTTAATAACTTATTATTATTCTTTGTAGCAGGTATTTTAAATGTTTTACTATAATCACCACTTGTTGAAGTTAATTCTTTTATATCTGATATTTGGAATGTCATTGCTAGAGGGAATTCAGAATGGTCAGTTACATCCAACTCACCCACAACACTCTTTTCCCAATCAATAACAGTATTGGTAGCATCAGTATATTTATAATCTAGTATCTCAACTTTTACCGACATATATTAGTTTCTTTGTGTTATTACTTTATGTGCTAAAGTATATTCAATATTAAATTTAACTAAACCTGCTTCTTGATTAACAGTTTCAACATCACTATTTGTAATGATTACAGGTATGTATTCTTTATCTGATGGTCGTAAGTATGGATTTCTTGTATTACCCATCTCTGTAGCCTCTGTGTCCATCTCTATCCAAACATTAGGTGATAACATCATTTCTTCTAACCATTTTGATACACTTTTATTTAAAGGCTCTGTATAAACACTTTGTACTCTTTCTGCATTTACATTAGAAACCTCTCTACCTCCTTTGTATATATCACCACCCCTCATTGTGTCTGAATGGTAAAGTGAAGTGTCAAATATTGTATCATTATTATTTTTTTGACCCTGATACCAAGTTCTATCACCACTTTTTCTTTCAATTACATCTCTACTTATTGTTAATCCTTCAACTACATCTCTTTTTGCAGTATAACTATCAATACCACCAACAGAGTTTAACCAATGAAATCTAACAAATCCATAAGCATTTTTTTCATCTTCTCTATCTATAGTATAATATCTGTATTTTGATGTTCTTCTTTCGGTGTACGGACTCCACATAGCAAATCTTGACATACTAACTCTGTAATAAGCAGTATTTGATGTTATTTTATTACCTGTATATGTATTCCAATAAGGGTAGTTTGATGGACTATTAGTAGGTGATTTTTTACTAAGACCAATAAGATTTGTAGTGTTATTTATATAATATGGCGAAACATTCTGAACAAACATTGCGTTTTGATATTCCTCTGGTGTTACATAACCATTATTACTATTGTCAGTTATAATATTATCTTCAAAATCTCTTAGATAAAATTGATTTTCAGCAGTACCATCTGCTAAGAATGTTTCAACATATAACCCAACAGTACCAACTGTGTCATCTCCTGTTATTATACTTGTAGAACGAATATTTCTGATATAAAACTGTAAATATTCTGCCTGTTCATCTATTCTGATTGGTTTTTGAAAATGATAAGTTAGTGGTGATGAATCTGTAGAGTTTGGACATCTACTTAGGAATTTATATTTATTACTTGAACTAGTACTCATGTTATAACTTGAGTTATAAAACAAACTATCTTTCTCAAACTGATTAACTGAGTTTATAACAGTAATAGTGTTTGATGTACCACCACCTGTTGCACTGACAATCTCACCATCACCATTTATTATTTCATAGTTTACTGATACTTTTAAAAGTCTGTAAGTTCCATTCCTAGAAACATTATACCTGCTTACTGGAGTACCCATTGCGCCACCAGATGCACCAAGAACATTATCTTGCATAGTTAATCCACCATTCATACCTCCATAATAATTACTTTGCCAAGTTCCTTTATTTATTGGACATAAACTATAAGAAAGTTCATTTGAAACTAATTGACTAATATCTACTGTAAATCTATGACCTAAAGGCTGACTTCCATCATCATATTTCTTATTTGCTATATCTCTTGACTTTTTAATACTACCTAACTCTTGCCAATACCCATCACCAACAGTTGTTTCAACCTTAAAAATAACATTTACTACATCACCACTGTTACTTGAAAAATTACCAGAAGAAGGTTCTGTTCCTTCAGTAACTCCTGCAGATGTCCAAAGAACTTGATACCTTAATGGGTCATTTACACTTTTAAGATAATTACTTCTATAATCCCAAAAAGAACCTGCTAGGTTTGAATTAAACCAATCTAATGGTTGTATTTGCCAACTTACTGTTCCGTTTATCCCTGCCATATCTTAATATATTTTATATTTATAATTTAAGTAACCTACTACTGCATCTTTTTCATCATTTGATAATGTTCTATTGTACATAATAATTTCTTGTACTTTACCATCTAAATGTCTGGTTTCAATTAATGAAGGAGGAGTAAGTCCATTAGAAGTCAAGGAACATCCAATTTTGAACTTTTTTGTATTCCATTGTGTTGTAGGTGTGAAAAAGTTTATATTGTACACTGTGTTGGAGGGATATTGCCAATCTGCACTTAGGTAGTCGTATATTATTTGTACATTTTGATACCTCAGAACACTAATATGAGGCTTACCTAAGTCAGAAAGTGTATTTGGTAGAACTTTAGATAATTCTTGAGAGCCATTTTTCATATAAAAATTATAATAACCTGATGAATTTGTACCCATCTCAATTATTCTATCATTAGTTAAATCATGATACCCAAAAACAGCGTTATCAACTTTATTTATCTGACTAACCTCAAATATTGTAAAATTCTTATTATTTGTACTTGTTACAAAATTGTTGTCTGAAATAAAACTGTCATTTGTGCCATCAAAATTAAAATATGCTTTACCATTAGCCCCACCATACCCTTCTCTTAATGGTTGATTTGCTGTTGTTGCTTGAGTCATATTACTACCCCATTGAGAACCTGATTGGTCAGCCCAAGCACTCACTCTTTTAGATGCTATATCAAATGTAGCAGCACTATCTGATTTTAACCATTCTGTTAAATCAGAATAATCTGATGGGTAGTTAGATACAGGTCTGAAGCATTTAGTAAACGCACTCATAGTGAATGTTAATTTTATTTGCACCAATCTATCGTTTGCTACTTCTTTAACTCTCTCTATAGCAATACTCTCATCTTCTAAGTATGCTTCTACATTTACATCTTGATAATTTTTAAGCACCATATCTAGCCACTCATTAGCCAAATCTTGTAAATTATCCCATCTCTTTTGAAGTGTAACTACTGATTGAGCATCTTGAGAGTATAAATTATAGAAGTTTATTTCAAATGTATATTCCTCTCTACCATTATATACTACAGGTATAGTTGATTCAGGTGGTTCAACTAGCATTAATGGGTACTGAGTGTCATGGTCTTGGTTTACTTCACTTTCGTAACCAAATTTCACATCACCATAAGTCCATTTGCTGTCAAATACTGTTATTATGTCTGTTAATCTTGTTATTGCCATTATTACAATGTTATATTATTTTTATTATGTATTTTCTCTTGAACAGCAATTTCATAGTCATTTTTAGCAGTATTCCAACTTAAATAAGTTAAAACCTTGTATAAATCTGTTTTCTTCACACTATCTATGTCGTTTTCACCATTCACTCTAAATATCCCCTTTTCTGCAACCATATATAAACTATTAAGCCAACCATAAGGTTTTATGAACTTGTTGTAGAGTCCAACTGTAGAAACTCTATTTTTGCCTCCTCCACTTCTTCCTCTGTTTTCCCCAAAAACATTTGGAAAGTCCTTGTTAATTTTACGCTTTGCATTGTCAAAAAAAAACTGAATTCCCATACGAAATCCATTGTCAATTCTTTAAACTTTTCAGTTTTGGCAGGTATTGCATCATCATCATATTCCTCATCAGCCCTTCTGCAAAGTATTGCCATTTGCTCTGGTAATACATCAAACCTCCCATGTTTCATTATTTCTATTGTACTCTCTAAGTGAGTTGATTCAATATAATCTCCAAATGTGTTTCTTCTTAGAAATTCTTTTGGAAATAGATACTCCTCACCTTCAAATTCAAATTTATCTATTCCTTTTGGCTTATATTCTTCTAATGTTTGTGAGAATATTGCTACTGCATTATTTACACTATCAACATCTAGCATATTCATCTCATTATGACTAACACCTGTAAGATATATGAAAATATCTCTATTCATCTTTAATAACTCAACTTCTGAGTGTTCTGCTTCAATAACATTACCCTCATCATCTCTTTTGTTGTACTGATTGATTATTGAGTATAATCCACACCAATATCTAAGTGTTATATCCTTCCACTCAGTTGGAATGTCATAACTTTTTTCTTGAATTTTAATTTCAACCATATCTATTAATTTTTTGTTAAATCTAAATCTAAAATATCTTGCATTATTTTTTTACTTTCTTTTTCATCTATAAGAATATCTGCAAGTTCACTTGTTGCGTTTTCGCAAATAGAACCAATTTCTTCTAAACTACTTCTCATTAGATAATCATTATCTTCATCTTTTAATGCAGTTAAATACCCAATAGCAGTATAAAACACCATATTTGGTATTAAAAAAATAAATTCTTCCAATAAAGCACCATCACCTTTCTTTTCTACCATAGTATCATGAAAATTGTTTGAATATAGGTAAACTGAGTTCATTATATCTAAAAAGTCTTGATACTTCCCTTCTCCAACATCTTCAGTTGCAAAATACATTGCTTTCTTAATTTTTCTTAGATGCTGCTCAACAATCTTTTTATGATTGTCGTTTATGTATGATATTTCTATATTTTTCATAATTTTCTGATAATTTTTTTAGAATTACTCAAAACTACGCAAAAATAGTAAATTTAGTATGAAATATTTTCACAATTTTTAAACAAACTCAAAAAAAACTTTAATTAAAGTAAACTACCTTACCTCCACCACCCCATATTTCCTTATTTACAGCCATAACTAAACAATCTACCATATCATCATGTTTTGCTGCAGGAAACCTAGTAAGTTGGTCAAGAAACTCTGTATTCCAATCTCCATTAAGTAAACTAACTCTACCACTCTCAAGTGATGCACTAATATCACTAACTCTCGCTACTTTGTCTTTAGTTGGTGGTTTATCTTCTTTTATGTTAAGTCCTGTTTCTCTAACTAATGTTTGCACAATAGATTTACCTGATGCTTTAGGCTCTACAAATATTCGGCTTTTTGGAGTATATCCATTCTTTTTTACCCATTGAGGAATGAATTTAACTAATTCAGGAAATTCTTTATGCACATTAATACAATCTACTATCTGCCATTTGTTATCTTGATAGGTATATGCTAGTAGTGCTGATGGGTCATTCTTTTGATTCGCAGTATATGCAGGGTCAATAACAAAGTTTACTGTAGCCTCATCTTTTCTATATCTATCAATCTTAAACCAATCTTTATGAATCATACCACTATCTAGTGGTGTTGGTGTTTGTTGTAGTTGCCCTGCATAACCATAAGTACCTAATGCACTCTTATAGTCATCTAATACCTCTTTACTAAATCTATCTTCCCAAAACAAGCCATTTTCTTGATTATAGAACTTTCCTAGTGATTTTGGTTTGATATTACCATCTTCATTTGTTGCAGGTATGCAAATATGTTTATATTTTGTTCTTGTTTCCCTATCTAACAAGAATCCACTTAAATCTTCTTCATGCACTCTTTGCATAATTATAATCCTCACTCCTATATCTGCTTGATTAAGTCTTGAGTAGAATGTTGTCCTATACCATTCATTAGCGTTCTCTCTTTCGGTTGCTGAGTTTGCCATTTGAGGTGATAGAGGGTCATCCACAATTAGGAAATCTCCACCCTGACCTGTTACAGTACCACCAACAGATGTTGCCCTTCTCATTCCAATATGATTATTCTCGTATCTCTCTTTTAAGTTTTGGTCTTTCTTAATATGGAATACATCACCCCATCTTCTCTTAAACCAATCACTAAATATTATATCTCTTGATTTAGTTGCAAGTTCAATAGATAGTGCAGCAGAGTAAGAAGAAGTAATGAATCTTAGTTTAGGTGATTTTATCCAAGCCCATACTGGAAACATAACAGTAACTATTAATGATTTTGTTGAACGGAATGGTACATTAATAATTATATCTTTAGTTTTTGGCTTTTGTGCTATGATTCTCTCACATTCTTCTTGTAGAGTATCGCATATATATTTATGATGCCAATTAGTTGATAGGGGTACGGCTGGTTCTACTACTACCCAAGCAGCCTTAAAGAACTCATAGAAACTCATCTCAGATAGTTTCTTTTCAAGTGCGAACTTTAATAATTTTTTATCAGTCATCTAATTCAGTATAATCAATATCTTCTGCATCTTCAAGTCCTCTAATTTGATTTTTAATATCATCAAGTGTTGCTCCTTCAGTTAAGTTAATCTCAATCTTAGTGTCAGTATCCTTCTTAATCTCTGTAGATGATAGTTTAGGCATAGCATAGTTCATTAGTTTTGCTATTGCATCTATATATGCTCTAGGGTCTTCATCAAATAATATATCTAATGCCATCTTAATCTTTACAGGCTGTCCTTCTAATGCATAAGCAAGTGATTTACGAGTCATCTTAGCCACTTGTCTTGCCTCATTATTTTTAGGTTGTAGTGCCTTTGGAGTTTTATTATAGTTCTCATCTATCTTACCAAGTTGAGGTCTTTTCTTCCTTGCCTCACTACCTAACTTCTTATTTTCTTCTTTCATTATTATATGTATCTATAAATATTGGGGTTTTTTCTCCAACATAACAATTTATTGTATTGTAGTAAAAAAAATCTTTTGCTTCTTGATAGTCCATACCATCTCTCAATAACGAATCTATACACTTATCAATATCGTAAACAACTATCACCTCTCCATCTCTTTGGCAAGTTCCAATTATAGCATCATCAAAGCCATCAGCAATTAAACAATCATTTTCTTCTAATATTTCTTTTATCATCTTTTATAGTTTTAGTTAATTTTTCGCAAGATACAAAAATTATTTAAACCACTCTCCTAATTATTATATAAAATTGAACTTCTGTTATTTAACATTATTGTAAATTGTAAGAAAACTATGCAAAACTATAATTTTAAATACCTATCTTCGTGCCTCTTATAAGAGTATATGTTATTCTTCTAATATACTTATAATCGCCACATCCTATAGTAAACATTATTGCTCATATCGCAAAGTATGTTACAACTTCTAAAATAAATGTTTATTCTACAAACATAGTATTTATAAAATTGAACTTGTATTCTGTGTGTGTGCGTTTGTGTGTCCAAAGAGTATATATAAATTGGTTTACGGAATTCAAATACCAACCTTTTATTAATATCTTTTTAGTAAAAAACTCTAGTAATTAAGGTAAATCTGAACAAAAACTGTTAAAAGTTTGTAAAATACTAGTTATTAACACTTTATATTGATAAAATGTATCTTTTTTTAGTGCAAAGTTGTCTATAAAGAGAAAATTTGCA